CCGCGCTGCTTTATTTAGGTCCCCCCGCCGTTCCCTTACTATTTATCCTCTCCTGAGTATAATGGGGGCCGTACACATGTTCGATTGTCGGTTGTTCAATCTTGTAACTTTTCAACACATACAAAAAGCGCCCAAACAGGCGCTTTATCTCCTATTACTATAATATTATCTCAATACCTAACAATATTATCTTTACTACATACAATATTATCTTATTACCACTATAATATTATCTAATTACTAGATATTTCTATCTCATAGCAATATAATATTATCTCATTACTAGATAACTACTAGCTTATTATTCTTTACTACAGATATAGATAACCTTATTCTATTATCTTTCCTACATATAATCATATGTTCTGCATTCTACCCCGGTCTACCCTACGCGCGCGTACAAAAGATGTCTACTATTGATATTTACTATTATCAATATAAACAGCAAGTATATTTACTGTTGTCTATGCTAATGTATATTCTTGCGTATTTATGCATATATCATGCATACTCATACATTCTAGTTTATCTATGTCTAGTCTCACACAAAACTATTTTGCACAGTTTGCCCACGTCAACATTATTCTTTAACAAAATTACTTGTATTAGTTGACATACCATTGATGCATATTTATAGTGTTAACCATCGCAGCACATTGATAATCGAATATCGAATGTCTCATGCAGCGCATGAGTACCGATTTACAAACATCTATTTTTGGGGGTATCTCATGGCTACTATGACAATGACAAATGGCGAAGCAACTATCAAACTTACTATTGATGAACTTCGCGAACTTTTCGGAACTACTGCAAACGTTGTGAAAATTCCCATTGCAGCGCCTAAAGCGGCAAAGCCCACGGCAAAGCCCACGGCAAAGCCCGCAAAGCGCAAGGGCTACAAGCCCACGCACAACAAAGAACTCGATTCTAACCGAGTGCAAGCAATGGTGAAACGCGCACAGACCGCACTTGCAAAAGCAGGCTTCGAGACCAAAGCCACACCGCAAGGCAGCTGGTATTGGATTTATCCATGCGGCAAGTCCACGAGCAAGGGTAGAACTGATGAGTTCAAGCAGGTAAAACTTGCTAAGGGTTGGAATTATTCCGCTAAACGCGGCGCGTTCTATCGTGACTTTTCGTAACTGTTTTTAACTCATGCGCTGCATAAGGCATTCGATATTCAACCGCCATCAATAGAGCGGTGTACCTTGACAACATGCGAACCTGATATTTGCGGTTCTATAGGGATAACTGTACCTATAGCACGGCAGGTAGCAGGCAAGCTATAGAGCAGATGTAGGAAACCCATAACGGGCATAGGGTGAACTGTACCCAAACTGCAAGTAGGACTGTAGCACAAGCCGATAACGTAGGCAAATGCCACATGACTACTAGGAAACAGTTAGCACACCCCTAGCGCAAGCATGCCCAAAATCCGGCATTCGAGGATACTAGATGGATTTGAGGTGATGGTAGAAGACCCCTCGCGTGCTGCTGGTGATGAGGTTTCACTAGAGGAGACTCTAGTTTGCCCCGAGAAATGGCGGGGTAAATCTAGGAGACGAGACTATAGGGGCGACGAGTCCCGTTGACGCGATGAGAGCACGGAAGTCTAGCGTATGGCGGCTAGAGCTGTTAGAGAAACATGATTGTTCGAGAGTTGCAGTAGCGTCGCACCTCGCGAGAGGTATGCCAAAAGTCGAACTTACAGCCACCTAGAGCTATGGATGCATCTGTAGACCGACCGCCCCGAGAGAGGGACTAGCGCAAGCATGCCTAGATTCGAGAGTTCTACCCCGAGATATTCGGCACAAGTATGTCCTATGCCATAGGAGGACTATCGGACGCTGCCCATGCTAGACCCGACGGAATGCCCCATAAGCAGCGGCAAGCCCCGTACTAGGAGCGGAGACGGAACAAGCGTGAGCCGTTCGAGCGGAGAAATCGACGGCATCTAGCAGGTCGCTAGTGACTGCTCACTAGCGAGGGTGAACGACCTAGTGAGCAGTTAAGTGGCGACCGCCACGAAAAGTCGAGATTAGGAGGTTTGGAAATGGAAACGACGACTGTGGAGACCGTGGAGGAGTTCGAGGAGTGGTTCGAGGAAATCGTCGAGGAAGCACGCGCGAACACCGTGGAGGAGTTCGAGGAGTGGTTCGAGGAAATCGTCGAGGAAGCACTCGCGAACAACGTCCGAGTGATTATCGACTAGAAGGGAGCCGACAATGAAACCGACACCGAGCCTGATTATGTACACCGACCGCCGCCACGAGACCGAGTGGTTGACCGAGAACGAGCGCTACGAGTTGAGCCGGCTTGAGGAGATCGCCGCCGTGGTGGCCACCGAGTCGATGGGAGTGTTCGCCTATATCGACGGAGTGAAGCACGCCGAGAACGGCGACATCGTGGGAAAACACGACGTGTTCGACCAGCGAAACGGCTGGCTCAGCTAAAAGAATCGCCCCATAGAGGGGCGAGTCGGTAAATCGGGGGCGCGAGCCTAGGAAACTTCGCCCCCTCAACAGAAAGGATTGTATCATGGAAATGACGGAGAGAGCACGTGAAGCGGTGTGCAAGTACCTCGATATGAAGGGGTACGAGATTGTAGACGAGAACTTTCAGGAGTTCGTCGTCTTCGAGGACGGCATAACCTTGGCATTCGCGAGGGTGAGCTACGAAATAGGAGAGATGCCGACCGAGCGCAACATTCGCGAAGAGTTCGAGCACGTGATGGCGTGCTACCTTGTCGAGCATCCCGAGGTCGTGAATCGCGAGATAAGGTGCGACGACATAGCGATTCACGTGGTAGACAGAGGAAGGGCGCTGCTGCGCCATCATAGAAACTGCATCGCAGGTTAGGAGGAACATGGCAAAAGACGGAGTATGGAGCCTGAACATCGAGACGGGCGAGTTCGTATTGAGCGAGCCTTATGCATCGATGCTCGACGAAGCGAAGCTGTCTGCAACGAAAGCGTGGACAGTTTCATTGCTGAGCTACCTCGTAGAGCGCAGCGACTACGATGCCGAGTTTCTGAAAGACGAGCTGCTGCGACGGCAAAAGGAAATCGGCACCAACGGAGTCACCCACATGGGCATGGTCGACGAGTTCATCATCGAAGCCCTTACGGGCGACTTGTAAGAGACAACGACATACAACGAAAGCGAGGGCGTCCTGATGGGCGCCCTTTTGATTGGAGGAAATCATGGCTAAGAAGAACGTACTTGCAAACCCTGCACGAGTTATGAAACGCGCTGTCAAATTCGCGTCGAGAGACTTTTCTAGTGAGATATTGACGCACGTTCACCTAGACAAAAACGGCGACGTTGTGGCAACCGACGCGTATATTCTGTACACCGAGCACGGAGTCTACAATGGCGAGTCGCTTGACATTCCGCTGGATATGGCAAAGAAACTTGCGAAATGCAAGGTTGCGAACAAGGAAGCCGTGTTCACGGTATCGGACGGCAAAATCGTCGCAGAGCTAGACGATGGGACGAAGTTTGTGAGCGAGCAGTCGCAACTCGTCCAAAACTACCCGAGCTACGGGAACCTGTACAAAGGACTTAAGTACTATACAGTGGCGTATATCACGCTCAAGCAAGTTAAGGCTATTCTCGACGCGCATGCTAGAGAGAAACGCGGTTCGATTGTCTCGATTCACAATCGGGACTTCGAGCTTGTCGGGGAGGGCGACCCGAACCCGAGGGTGAAGATTGCCAAGGCGTGCGATGGTGACGATATTGACATCGCATTCAACCCGAAGTTCCTGAAAACTGCGCTTTCGGTAGTCGAGCAGGCTGAACTGCGAATCTCGGAACCGACCAAGCCAATAATTATTGTCGAGGGCAACATCGAAGTGCTCGTCATGCCAATTAGACTGAGTGAAAAGGTACCCGAGCCGCCGAAGAACACAGCGACACCGAAACCCGAGCCAATCGTGCTCAAAGGTGCACACGTCACTTTCACGGGCGCGTTGCCGACGATGACACGCCGAAAGGCTTTCGACCTGCTGAAAAAAGCAGGCGGCATACCGTGCGAGCGGTTCACAAAATCAACAACCATATTAGTGGCGGCGACGAACGCAAAAAGCGCGAAGCGACGCGCAGCAGAAAAGGCAATCGCCGATGGCCAGAATGTGCGCATCGTAAACGGCGACGAGTTCATGAAAGCACTTGTTGCAGCAGAGAGAGAGGAAACGGAAGTGACAGAGGTGAAAGTTACGAAAGCTCGAATCGACATTACCCCCGAAGGCGTGAAGGCTACGCCGATTGAAAGCCATGTCGAGAAGGTCGAGACACCAAAGCCGAAAGCAAAGAAGCCGAAGACTGCACCGAAGAAGCCGAAGGCTACGAAGCCGAAAACCGAGAAGCCGGCACTTACCGCTGCGACGGTATCGCTCGAAACCATGAGCGAGTGGTGCGAGAAGTTCGGGCGCGGCTACGAAGCGAAGCGCTACGGCAAGGACGGAGCGCAAGGCCCCGTGTGGGTGTACGGGGTGAAGCGCGAGGACATGGACGCTCGAAAGGAGCTTACAGACCTCGGCTTCCGCTTCAAGAAGAACGCGAAGCACGGGAGCGGCTGGTGGAAGCAACCAGCAGCCTAGAGACGAGACGGGCGGTGCCATTCGGTGCCGCCCTTTTGAATGGAGCGAGAAATGCAGATGAATCTTGGCTGGGTTCTGTTCGCGGTGCTCATGGGGTTGTTCCTCGGGCATTGCGTGATGGGTTTGCTTTAGAAGGGAGCGAATCATGGCAACACGACAGGAAAAACTTGAGAAGAAGGTCAACGACGCGAGGAAGCAGGCAGTCGATGTAATCATCGACATGATGGAGACGAAGGGACTCCAATGGGTATGCGAATGGGAAAGCGGCGCGTTCATGCCCAAGAACGGCGCGACGAGCCGCCCCTATCACGGCGGGAACCGTATGCACCTGATGGCTATGGCATATCACAAGGGCTACGAGGATAGACGCTGGTTCACGTTCAATCAGGCGAAGAAGATGGGCTACTTCCCACGCAAGGGAGAGAGCGCGTGTCTGGTCGAGTACTGGAAGCCGATGGCTTTCAAGAAGGAGGTCGAGAACAATGACGGCACGACCTCCGAGGAGATCCGCCAGTTCATCAAGCTGTGCGGCTGTTTCTGGGTGTTCAACGCCGAGCAGCTTACCGACGAGAACGGCGAGCCGATGCCGACCGAGGAAATCGAGGAGAAGCACCTCGACGAGAACCTCGTGAAAGTGGCGAACAAGCTCAAGAAGACGAGCCGCTGCACGGTTCAGGAGCGCAAGGACATCGTGCAAGCAGCCTACTCCCCCGTCTTCGACGTGGTGAAGATGCCGAAGCGCGAGAACTTCACCGGAATGGAGGCGTTCATCACGACGCTCACGCACGAAATGACGCACTCAACGATGGCGGTCATGGGACGCAAGCAGACAGGGTTCTTCGGAGACAGCGACTACGCCTATGAGGAGCTGGTCGCCGAGCTTGGCAGCGTGTTCACCTGCTTGGAGCTTGGAGTCCATCGCACGGGAGAGCTTGAGGGCGACGAGAACTTCGAGAACCACGCCGCTTACCTGCAAAGCTGGTTGAAGGCGCTCAAGCACGACCCCGATGCGCTGTTCAAAGCATCGGCAGATGCCGACAAGGCTGCGGACTACCTCATGGCTCGATACAACGGCGAGGACACCGAAGAGAGGAGGGCGGCGTAATGCTTGAGATTATCTGCTGCTTGGGTGAAATCGCGACGGTGGCACTGATTGTTCTCGGTGTCCTGATGATGTTTGGAGGTTAGAGATGGGAAACGCTTGGATGATTGACAAGAAAGAAAAGACAGTCAAGAAGACCGTGGTGTGCGACGGCTGCGGCAAGGTTATCGAGCACAGCGGTTCGATGTGCTCGGCACCTGATAACGACGAGGAAATGCTGTACTTCTGCGACGAATGCTCCACTCCTGCGAATCAGGAGTTTCGCATCTGCATCCACTGCGGAATGCCGATGATTGACGGCATGACAGACCTCGACCGCTTCTACACGCACACCGAGTGCTTTGAAGCAGAGATGAACCGCATCTGGGGCGAGGGACTTTGGCACGAGACAGAGGAAGCAGGCGTTGACGATGGCTTCTACGAAGCCTACGACTCATACGAGGAAGCCTACTTCGACACGGGCATCTTCTACACGGAATGGTACTAGGGAGGACGACATGAAAACAAAGTACGACTTGGGCGAATACCCCACGAACGACGAATGGAAAGCCTACTACAAGTGCGAGCGCTACAACTACGCAGAAGACGTTGCGTGCTGGCTCGAAGAGTACGATGAAGAGGTCACGCAGGGGCAATTCGACACCATCGTTGACCGTCTCTCGAAATGCACGTGGGGCGAGAGCGTATGGGAGTGTATCTGGTACATATACAACGACGTCATGGGGAGGTAATCATCATGGGACGAGTTCGGTACAACCAATCGGGCTACGTCGGTTCGAGCATGAGCGTTCGGGCCGCGCAAGCCTACGAGTCCGGAGAAAGGCCGAAAAGCAGATGGACGAAGCGCCTGATGCTCGATGAAATCGAGTCGTATTGCAGGATGTTCGACATCCCATACGACGGCAGCGCCGCGAACTACAAGAAGGACACGCTGTTTGCAAAGTTCTTCGAGTGGAAGTCGTGGCACCACACGGGAAAATTCGCGAACGTCACGGACTTCTACGGACTGAACGAGGAAGCGGTAACGGAAGCATACGACAAGGAGGAGACATGGCATTAATTCACACGGTTACATGCAAGGTCACATTCGCTTCGATGCGAAAGACGCGATTCACATTCGAGCTGCATGAAAGCCCTTGTTTCGACTACGGAAACCACACAGCAGTTCGAATCGTTGAAGACGGCTGCGAGCCAATACTGCTTGACACGCGATACAGCAACGGGCTTTCAACCAACATGAGCGCGAGCGCATTTAGCGAATGGTGCTCTGCTTGGCTGAAAGAGAACTGCAACGAGACGGTACTTATGATGGGTTGGACTGAGTGCGTCGCATACGACAAGGAGGAAGCATGAAACCACGCAGAGAGTTCTATTCGATCGAGCAGCACAACGATGGGAAGTTCGTCCACTACTTCGGTTTCGTCGATGCGGACGGAGGATACGAGACAGGATATAGGCACACGGCGATGACTGGTTGCATGTTCAATGTCAATGAGGTGCCGACGAACTTCTTCCCCTTCGATTATGCCGAGCACCTTGCGGAAAGCGTAACGCAGTACCTCCAAGACCTGAACGAAAGCGAGTACTGGAACATGGTGAGAAACGTCGAGGGCTGTACATACCTGCACATGGACAACGTTGGCGAGGACACGCCATGCGGGATGTACTACTTCGATTCGGACGAGGACAGGTTCTTCGCAGACTACGACACTGTTAAGGAGGAATCATGAAATTCGAGAACACGGTAATCGCGACTTACGACAACGAAGACCTCGAATACGAGCTTGAGGACGGACGCGAAGAACTACTCGAATACCTAAAGGAGAACGACCTCTTTGACGAGGTGATTGAGCGAGTCATCGATAAGCTGCGAGATATGTGGTACGACTTTTCTGGAGATTGGAGGTACGACGCGCTGCAAGAATCTGTAGAGGAAGTTCTCGACGACGAGACATACGAGAGACTGTGGGAAGTATAGAAACATTGGTTGGCAGGCCACCTTCGGGTGGCTTTTTTGATGGGAGGAAACATGTCTACGAGGAGTAACACGATATTCGAGTTCAACGGCGGCAAGAAAATACTCACGTTCTACCGGCACTGCGACGGCTATCCCGAGGGGCATGGCGCCGACCTCTGCCAAGCGCTTATCAAGGCAGATGGAGACATCATCGACACGCTGGCGATGCTCAAGCTGTTCGACATAGAGATAGAGGATGTGGACGCGATTCACGGCGACATCGAGTATCTGTACAAGGTCACGTTCCAGAACCCGTGGGAAAACCATCCCGAGTCGGTGCCGCCCGTCGTGGTGACGGTATACAGAGTGCGTCGTGGGAAAGTGCAGGAAATTGTGTTCCAAGGCGAGCCTAAGAAGGTGCGTATGGACATAACGATGGGCAAGTTCGCGAGCATGGCGAATTAAGGAGGAGATATGCAACAGGTAATCGACAAGGCAATGAACAACTTGGAAACGGTCGTCTGCCCCGCAATCCAGAACATGAACTTCGATGTAGCGGAAATGGCACCGAGATCTGCGGGAGCTGCGGCGATGCACGGACTCGGCTGCGGCTTCATAGCTGGAATGCAGTATGCACTGTCAATCTGCGAAAGCGGGAGGGCGATAAACGACGAGGACAGTATGAGAGCCTTCCTGCTCGATGTTGCCGAGCTGATGGTCGAGACATCGGGCAGCGGGAGCTGTGCCACAAAACGGAATAAGTAAAAGACAAGACACAATGGAATGGACGGGCCACCTTCGGGTGGCCCTTCTTGTTAGGAGGAGACATGAAAGTAAGCAACGTTATCGAGAAGCTGACGCAGATTGTCGAGCAGAAAGTCAAGTACTACAAGACCGACTTCTACGACTACGACAAGGGCGAAATCGAACTTGCCAAACCATGCGAGTTCGTGTGGATGTGCCGAGACACTGGCACGCACATACTGTTCTTCGACATGTTCGAGGAAGGAGACAGGCTGCGTACTTGGTACAACGCATTCAAGAGCGCAAACGAGCGCGTGTACCTCGTGAGAATCGAGGAGTACGGCAGCGGCGAGGTCACGCTTTCGGAGCATCGCTGCGATGAAGCGATAGAGAAGGCGGCAAGCAAGCTGGTCGGATAAAGAGGAGCGGACATGGCAGAGATAATCAGCTTCAACCCGTTGGGCGACACGTTGAGAGAACAGTGGCTCAACGTCATCAAACTGTATCGGCTGACGATTGAGCTTAATGTCGACAACATCGACATGAGAAACACCGAAAGCGACGAAATCAAGGAGAGCTGCGATTCGATCCGCAGGGTTCTCAACGAGTTCGTCGGAGAAATGGAGAGAGTAGTGGAGGTGGCATTCGAATGAGCTACGACTATCAGCAGAGCGCGTATGACTTGGCAAACGAGATATTCGACGAGGAGGTGTTCGACGATAGACATTGACTGGACGTGTACAACGACGAGCCGTATCCCTACCGTGGCAGGGACGAACTCTACGAAATCGTGGGGCTGATGCTGCACGAGGGAGTACAGGCAATGAGGAAATGCGCCGCCGATAACAAGGCGGCGTTTCTATCTGTATTGGAGGATTGACATGAGCTACTACAACAGCACGAACACGGAGATTCTTGCCACGCACACCATCGAGAACGGGAGTCATCCGAACACTCGGATGCTCCTGTTCCACAAGTTCTCGGACGGACGAGCGGAGTTCGTCATTGGAAGCTACTTCACGCAGGAAGAACACGTGGAGCAGCAAGGCCCGTTCGAGGTAGTGACGGAAGGCATCGTCGACTACTCGTGGGATTGGGGGCATTACTTCGGCGAGCTTATCGATGCAGTGGACTATTGGAAACGGGAAGTACTCGGACTCTAGGAGGAAAACATGGCAACGCATTACTCATACGAGCTGATGTTGGAAGCACTCAACGAGCTGAAAAGAATGTCATGTACAGAAGAAATGTTAGAAGGCGCTAGGTATCTCATTTGCGAAGTGGTGAACGACGAGGAGATCTCGACCATCACAATCGAGAAGCACGCCGAAATGCTCGACGGTATTCAAAACGTGTGAGGAGGAGACCATGTACTACGCAATCTATCGTCCATACGGCAAAAGCACGTACAGCAGTGGGGACACGCTATACCGATTCGAGACCAAGGCAGAACGCGATGACAAAGTGAGAAACGAGCCGTGGGACGGCAGCAACTACCATTGGATAGCTGTTACCAAAGACGAAGCGCGTAGATGGTTCCCAAGAGCGTTCGCAAACCTCGATTGGTTTAACAGCGACGTGCATACCGAAGTATGGGACAGCAATATGTGGTGCGCAGCCCCGACTGGCGGTGAGTACGCCTATTTATCTTGATTCTTGTTATCATTAAACACGGAGGAAGGTGATGTAAATGTATTCAATGGATGCGTTGAAGGCAATCGCGGAAAAGAAAGAGATGCCGCTCAAGGAAATCGGGCTAAAGATGGGACTGAGCAGGCAGTATATCCAAACTGTCGCATCGAAGGGAAGCAACCCGCGTTCGGACACGTTCTCGAAGATGCTTGACGTGTGTGGATACAAACTGTGCGCCGTGCCTAAAGGGCAGACTTCCGACTCCACACTCGTAATTGATTAACGAAGGGCAAGACAATGAAAGCAGCGGACACCATAAGGGAATGCTCGAAAAGAGCTGGTATCAGTTTCTATAGAATCGCATTGAACCTCAACAAAAATTCTCAGTATATAACGTCTATGATTTCCCAAAACACAAACCCGCAAGTCAACACGCTTGCCAAGATACTGAACGAGTGCGGTTACGACCTAGTTGCCGTCCCAGAAGACGAGGTTACAGACGATATGCTCGTCATCGACTAGTTATCTCGCTCAAATCGCAGCCCAAGGCGTCTGCGAGCCGCATCCACGTGTCAAGGTTGCCCACTCTGTCGCCGGATATGATACGGCAGATCGTCCGATAGCTAACCTGCGATTCTCGGGCGAGTTCGTGCTTGCCCATTCCCTTTCTCGCAAGCATTTCCTCTAGTTTTTCACCTGTTGACTGCGTTTCGTTCACCACATCGGTCGAGGGGGCGTGTTGCCCCCTCATTCTACCACCCGATGTTACTTCAACGCTAATTCGTAACACTTTTTCGGCTTCTGGCCATTTCCCATGCCTCGGAACACCATCCCATCTTCGCGCCATCGACTAGGCACTCGCCGTCGCACTTCCCCGTTCGACACAGGTCGGTGCAGGCTTTGTTGAGACTGTATACGAGCGCTTCCGTCATCTTCTTCGCCAATTCCCATCACCTTGCTCGATATGCCCCGTCACCTCGCCGCATACTGGGCACCACATGTGCTTCACATGACCCACTGCCCTCTTTCTCGCGGCTTTGCGCCAGATGAACTGGACATTCCCGCAGTTCGGGCATTTCAACTCGCATTGGACGGTCGGCTTCACTTCTCCACCTCGTCTAAGGACACGGCAGTGTACTTGAACATGAGCGTGTTCAGCTCATGCAGGTCTTTCGCAATCGCAACGAGCGCATCTGCTATCGCGACCTGAGACTTCGCTTGAATCTCCTCTACCGGATGCGTGCCGTTGCACTCGTCTATCATGTGCTCGGCCATGTTTATCCATTCGTGTGACGTATTCACGATTCCACCGCCTTTGCCTCGTCTTCCTCATACTGTCTCTCGTAGCGTTCCGTTAATTCTTCGTCGAAGTACTCGATGAACTCGTTCAAGCTCACACCCTTTGGCAACTGATCCTCGGTCATAAGCTGCACCCATGTCTCGAACTCGCGATCTCTCGCGCTGTAGGTGCGCCACCTAATGAACGACTTCTCAAGCACAGCCTGCCTTCCTGCTGCCCTCACAGCCGCATCTAGTACACGGTTCCCCTTTTGCGAAGCCAGCTTTTCCAACAGCTCTTGAACCTTGTCTTGCAGCGCCATGTTCTCTTTCTCAAGCGCCTCGAAGTCGTCAAGGAACTTCTCTTCTAACGTCCGATAGCTCATTCGTCTTCTCCTATAACTCTATCAAGACCATATTCGTTTACCGTCGTGCGGCTCGGGTAGATGTTGAACGTGCAGCCCTTGCAATTCCTTATGCTCACCATCGGCGAGAAGTCGTTTGCCAGCTCAGATAGCTGCTCTGATTTGTCGATTGCCTCGTCTAGTGCTGAAGTGTCGCATGCTATGCCTACTTCGATTTCCTTTATCGGCTCGCTCATTCGTCCACTCCTTCCCCGCGCAGCACGTCAACCGCCGTCACTGGCCCGATGATGCTGTAGCACCGCTTTCGGCACCGCTCGATTTCCTTGTCCACGTAGCCTTTCAGGCGGTCTGCCCGGTTGCCCTTGAACCACTTGGCTTTGAACTCGGCAAGTGACTTGCGATATGTGTCTTCGCTGTAATCACAGCTCTTCCACCATTCCTCATCGTGCAATACTTTCGCCGCATCACGTAGAAGCTCGGCAAGCTCGGCGTCCTCGCACATGCTCGCCGCTTCCTCGACGCGGTAGCAGATGTAATCCATGCTCCCGCCGCTCATGCGCCCACCTCCTTCACGCGCCTGCCGCACCCCGGGCAGTATGTGAACTGTACCTCGTGACCCGTGTCCGATGGCGCGATCATATAGCTGTCGACTGTTGTCTCGCATACCGTGCACTCGAAGCCCAGCTGGCTGTCGAAGCCGTTCTTGTCGTGGCACGTCCGCTCTGCATCACGCTTCATCATCTGCCTTACCTCGTCCACTCCGCCATCAAAGCATTTAATCTCGCACTCCCCGCTGCCAAGCGTCGCGGCTATAGCCTGCTCTGGCGTGCAGTGGTCAATCCATAGGTCGAATAGTTCGCTACCCTCAATCGGCACGGCGCACACGCTCGCGCCGCCCATGTGCCACGAGGTTGCAGGCTCTTCGGCCTTTTCCAGCTTGCGCAGCGGCTCGCCGTCCTCGTGCTTGTAGTACTCCACACCGCGCTCGTCCAGCAAGCGCCGCAGCTCGTCTGTCGCTGTCATTCCGCATCATCCCTTTTCTCGCCCCACGAGCAGAAACCGTCTTGGTGTGCGTATTTTTCAGTGATGGCGCAATAATCTGTATTTGTGCCAGCACGGAAGTATCTACAATCCCTGCACCGCACTACTTCTTCCCATCCAAGTGCGCGTAGCCTTTCGGAGACCTGCTCAACGTCGCGCTTGGTTATTTCGGCCATGACGTGATTAACATAATGCTCAATGGTTGCGTACTCGCTCATCACGCATCACCCCTCAGCCCAGCGAGCTTGCGGAAATGACCCTTCACGATTTCCGCGAACCTCGCGCTGTCCTCTTCGTCGAATGTAAGTTTCTGGCCCTCGAAAATGACATTCGCCCTTGGAATCGGGCATATCGAGCCGCTTTCGCCGCCGCCGATGTAAGTTTCGGATACCGTTCCGCCTTCGGCATATGGCGGCATGTTGTCCACGAACGCCCCGCACGCCTTGCATTCCTCGTTGAAGTTCTCGGGCCAGTCCATGAGTCCATAGCATCCGTAATAGTCGGTGCCGTTCTCGGTGTATTCGATACCAGAACATGTGGCTCGGTAGCAATCTGGCGATAACGGCCTACCGCGCAGCAACTCGCGTCCCTTCTTGCCCATCACGCATCACTCCTCAGCCATTTGAGTAGCGCATCGTAATCAAAGATTCGGCACTCGCCGCCACTGGTTGAACATGTCTGCTTGTCGCACCATTCGCACAGCACCTTGCCATGCTCAAGCGTCCGCGCCGCTCTTTCGGGCGTGCCGAACAGTCGCTCGTAGTTGGTCACACCCACCACCCCTTTCTCTGGTAGTCTCTCAGGCGCTCGCGCTTCACACACTTCTCGCGTCCGCATCTGCGGCACTCGTTGCGCTCGGGTCGCACGCTGTTCCACGGCTTGCACGGTATAAGCCCCTGTCGCCAGTCGCTCATTCATCTACCTCTTCTCTCACGAGTATCAGCATGTCCCCGCGCTTGTGCACGCTCACTGGCATCGGCGTGCGCTTGAGCTGCTGAAGAAACGCGTACACCACTTTATGAATGTCATCACCGTAGCGCTTGCCCATGCACTCGTTGCCGCTTGCTAAGAACTCGTCGAGTATCTTGTAACAGTTCCATCGCCCTCTACGGTATTTCGTCGGCTTCTCAATGACCTCAAATCCATCTAGTATCCCCTTCATTCGTCCACCCCCATGCTCCGCAGCACGTCGGCGTATTCTGGCACCACATCGGGCGCATCGAGTCCCCACTGATGCCCGCTTCTGCAAACCCTCTCACTAAACTCGAGCAACACGTCCTCGATTGTTCGCGGCTTTACGTGGTGACGGTACCTGTCTGCGTATTGGTCTATGTATACCATGCGCCACGACTTGCCATCCTCTGACCAGACTTGCAACGCGACAGATGCGACGCACTCGTTATCGTCTGTCGCGTTGAAGCTGACCTCGATGACCTCGCCAGTGACATCACGCAGACTGTTGTCGTACATGCCCACACCGTCCATCACGTCTCCCAGCCGAATCGGCACGCCGTCAGCGTCCAGCGGTAGCGGCATATAGCGTTCGGCCAGCTCGGATTCGATTGCGTTGAACACTGTCCTATCGTCAATGGGACATGTCCCATTAGTTGTCCCGTTTGCGTCTAGCTTGGCTTGCAGCTCGTCGCGCTCGGCGAATAGCCCGTCAATCTGCTCGCTATACCTTTTCCTCTCGGCATCGGCCTGCTTATAGGCGACTTCGCATGTCTCGCATTTCGTTTTCCACTCGTCGCGCTCGGCTTCTAGCTCGGCAAGCTCGGCGTTGTTATTCTGCACCGTCTGATACCAGTCCGTAGCGGTACCACCTGCGACAATAGACTCCTGCTCCAGCTCGTCAATCTTGCGGCGGTACTCTGCTAGCGCGTCGCATGTATCGCAGTATTCCCAGTTCGGGCGGTCGCATTCCGCTTTCGTTATCGCCGCTTGACGGTCGAGCAGATCTTTTATCTGAGCATAGGCTACGCCGCCGTATATGCGAATATAATCGCCATCGTACTCGTCCCATTCGCATACAAGCGCTTCGGCATCAGCTAACAGCTTCTCGCGGCTGTCGGGTTCTAGTTGAACCGGGCTAGGTTCGAGTTCCTTCTTCCAGTCGTATTTCATAATGCCCCCGTAGAACCAAAGCCGCCTTCTCCCCTGTCGGTATCTGATAGCTCGTCGACTTCCACGCACTCGCATGTCTCGAACGGGATCACGGCCATCTGAAATACCCTCTCGCCCTTCTCAACGATTTGCACCTTGTCTGATGCGTTGTGAAGCGGCGCCATGATTTCTCCTCTGTAGCCGCTGTCTATGACTCCGACGCAGTTCGCTAGGTTCACGCCTCGTTTCGATGCAAGTCCGCTTCTCGGAAAGCAAAGCCCGACATATCCTCTCGGTATCTCGACCGAGACTCCGGTTCCGACCATGACGGTCTCGTTCGGTCGCAGAATCACCGTCTTCCTAGCGGTCATATCGAGTCCCGCATCGCCTTCCTTTGCGTGTTTCGGAAGCGGCGCTCCATTTTCAAGTTTCACTTTCAGCTTCATCTGCACTCCAAGTTCTCGTGGCCCTTCGCTATGATTGCAGCGAACGTTTCAAGCGTCATCGTCACGTAGTTCTCGCTTGTCTTCTTCTCGCCGCAGCCTCTCCTCTTGTGGACGACGATCGCGTATTCCGCATCGGCGTTCCCCTTCTCTGTCTCCGCTTCTCCAATCCACTTCGACAGCTCCATCTTCTTGTGGTTCTTCAATTCCAGCACGCACGGCTTGCCGTCGATGAAGATTCCCGACACGTCGCCCATGTCGTGTATGCCGTGCTTGACCCTGCGCTCGATTGCCGAACCGAGTACCGTTTGCAGGTAGCGCACGACCTGCGATTCGAAGGCAGCGCCTTTCTGCCCGTTCGGGTTGCTCATTCGCCCTCCAAGTAGTTCTTCCCCACTAGGGCCATGAAAGAAGCCCTGTCGTTTTCCTGCTCGTATGCCCTCTGGCAGTCCTCCTTCACCTTCCTGTCCAGCTCTCGGTCGAAGTGGACTCCGAAGTTGCTCAGGTTGTGGTGCTTGTGGCACAGGTAGACCCAGAAGCCGTTTCTGTCTGACACCTTCCTCAGCGGCCCACCGTATACGTGGTGGACGCACTGAGCTTTCGTGTCCAGACCCATCTTGTTACAGACGTAGCACTCCGCATCGACGGGTATCCTCCCGTCATGAACCCATTGGGGCTGTAGAACAGACTTCCTCACTTCTTCGCCTTCCTCTTGCGCTCCTCGCGCTTCCTAGCCGCCGCGATCTTCACTGGCACGTCCGCGTACCACGTCGAAGGATGTCCTTCCGTGTCAACGAAGTCTCCATGCGCATCGCCCATCACTATCTCGCGCTTCTCTGCTTTTCCCATAGCGGCACCTTCTTCCTAGCCGTTTCCTTCTTCTCCATCTTGGGTAACTTGCCCTTCACGTTGGCCCAGATCCGCTTCCTGAACCTACACAGCGCCCAAAGGCCCATTTCTGCCATGAACACGAGGCTCCCAGCAGCTATCGCCCTTGCCAATGCGTCGACTTCATACGCTTCCATCGTCACTCCCAGCACTTGCAGCCGTTGTCTTCGTCTATGTCGTCGAGGCAGACCACGAGACCGGAAGTCGTGCAAAAGGCAATGTCCTCGCCGACGTTTTCCGACTCCGAGAACAGCAGAAGCTCGCCGAAGTCATGCGAATCGTTGCCGTTGTACTCCCACAACTGGTACGTCTCGCAATTCCTGCATGTGTGCTTCATTTCAACCTCCTAGAATCGCCGAGAACCACAGCTTGTCGAACATCCGCTTGTCGAGCCGATGCCTTTCCCTGCGCATCGCCGAGTAGACCGTGCTCGTGTTGACGTTCGCCCTCTTGGAGACCTCTGGCGGTCTCATGAGACCTTCCCTCAGCACGAAGCCGAGTATTTCCGCGTCCCTCGCGCTGCACATGAGCCGCATCTAGGCCACCTCCCAGACGTTTCCGCACTCGCACTCGTACTGGCCGAGAAAAGGCACCACCAGCGGCGCTTCCTTGCCGCATTCGGGGCATCGAGCGGTCTGCGGATACTCTTGGGGCGGTGGAGCCTCCTTGTTCTTCGGCTTTTTAGGCTTTGGACGGTTCAAATTGGTCTCGAACTTGTCCCCGAAGACCGATTTGGGCGTGATGTATCGCGGCTTCCACTCCGATTTGACGTATTCGAGCACTTTGCGAACGTCATCCATCGTCCTGCCGTTGCTGTAGATGCGCCTGATGCCCTCTCTGGCTTCGAATGGGAAGTCGAGCACGTTGGTTTCCATCACCGAGTTGTATTCGTCGATGCACTGCTTGAGGAATTTAATCCAATTGCCGCTGCTGCTCCCTGCGTTCTCGCGGGATAGTGGTTGTGCTTCTTTTTCTGCTTCTTCTTCTGCTTCTATTTCTGCTTCTGCTTCTATAAAGGAAACCGTCCCAACGGTATCGCTAGACGGTTTTTCTAAAACCGTTGTGACGGTATCAACAGACGGTTTTTCAGCAACCGTTTCCGAGACCGTTTCTGCAACCGTATCGGCAACCGTGCTGGAAGTATCCTCAACGGTCTTGTTGGCTGCTTTTTTCTTCTTGTTCCCCGTCTTGTGTCCGCTCTTAGATAGCTTCTTGTCCTTGTCGATGACGGGTTGCATGAAGTCCCACAGCATAGCCTCGACACCTTCGAACTCAGGTTCCTCGTCAAAGTAGGTATAGTCCAGCCACTTCTCTAGGAAGGCCCCACGCTCCCCTTCTGGCAGGCGCTTCACGGCATCAGCCCAGTTCTTCCAGAACTTGGTGTTCCATGTCTCGCTCATGCGACCTCCTCAAGAGCGCTCACGACTTCCTCGAAAACCGAATCGACCATGCTCGGGGCCGTGTGGATGCACTTCTCGTACTCGGGATGCTCCCTGACAAGAAGTCTCGTGAACACTGGCGCCATAGCATTGGCCATGCCGTAGTCCTCGCCCTCTGGTGCCGTTATCTTGAAGCGGTACCTCGCAAGTTCCATGTAGCGCTTGATGCTCATGCGCTCGTATCTCGCGTAGTCATGCGCTGCAAGCTCGTTGATGTACTCCCAGAAGTCGGGGTGATCCTCGATGAACCTGCACGACTTCTCGACTAGCTCTCTAGCTCTTTTCACGACAACCTCCTAGAAAGGAATTTCATCGTCGTAGAAGTACTGCTCCTGCTCCTGCTTGGGTTTGGGCTTCGACCCCATCAGCTCTATCTCGTCGATGGTGATTTCGACCTTGGAGCGGTTCTTGCCTTCCCTGTCCTGCCACCTGTTCTGGTGCAGCCTGCCCTCGATGGCCACTTTCGTGCCTTTCGTTAGGTACTGAGACAGCTTCTCGGCGCGGCTACCGAACATGATGCAGTCGATGTAGTTGGGGTAGTCTCCCCATGAACCGTCCGAGTTCTTCCTGCGCTCGTTCACGGCCACGGAAAGCGAGAGAATCGTAGTACCGCCATTTGTGGTGCGCAGCTCAGCGTCGCGCGTAAGATTTCCGGATACCATTGCCTTGTTGATGCTCATTAGTAAGCTCCCCTCTGCCCCGATTGCGTCCATTCCCTCTGCAATTGGGACTCGTTTACCTTCACTTGCAGTTTCAGCGCGTTTATGCGCTCCCTAGATGCTTCGTAGACCGATTGGGCGCAGTCTCTCGCAAGCAGCGCGTCGAACACTTCCTGCTCTGCGTAGATAACGTCTTTCGCGATGGTCGCTGGCGTTCCCTTGCGCCTTTCCGCGAGGATCGCGAGTGCCTTGACCTTGCGGTAGGAGGCATCTGCATCCGCGTATGCCTCCCCCGCTCTCCTCATTGCGGCGACTTCATCTGAGAGAGACTTGAGGTCTGCCGATATGGCTTCCCAAAGCTCCATCAGCCCTCCTCGTCGACCATTGCGCCGCACGTTACGCACAAGTGCATCCACTTGGTCATTTCGGGCATCTTGGAACGGTCTAGGTTCCCCTCGTCGGTGGTTCCGTAGCGCCTTTTCAGCTCCTCGAACACGTCTTCTCTGGAATCGGCGCCCATAATCGGCACCATTCGCTCGGAAAGCTCCATGAAACGGTCTACGTCTGCCTTCGAGCTGTCTCTTTTGGGCTTCTGCTTCTTGCCGCCCCACGTGAAGACGCGCTCGCCCTTCACGTCAATGGCAATCTTACGTATACGTCCAGTGTCATCGGTATCAAGCTCCACAACGTCGAACTTGTCGCGACATTGCATCTTTCCGTTACGTCCCTTGACCAGCGTGACCTTACCTACAGGTACGAAAATAAACGGGGCCGTGTATAGCTCTCGGCCAATGCCCCAGTTGACGCACGCACGCTTGAACGCATCGGATGCCTGCCCCTTGTCGGCCTCCATGTTCGACTCGGTGCCGACATCCTCCTTCCAGACCCACTCCTGCTTTGCGTCGTCCCAGATGCCGACCGAGCAGTAGAGCTTTCCGTCCTTGAACTCGTGCTTCCTCTGCCATCCCATCGGCCCTACGCACTCGTCTAGGATTGTCATGTCGCACCGAGCATCCTTGTACAGCAACAGGGACACTCCCTTATCGGGGTAGACTTGCCCGACTCTGGCCTCTACCTCGCTGGCGTTGAGGCTGCGGATGTTATCGAGCATCCTCTCCCCCTTCCAGCAGGGATTGAGCCCTTTTTTCAAGAACGGCCTTGTATTCCTTCGTGGGGTATGCCCTCACGTATCCCTTCTTGACCTTGCGCACCGTTACCGTGTCGCATCCGTTGGGGACTTCGCCCGTGTAATTGAAAACCGTCTGAGCAACCTCGTCGTACAGCAGCGAGTCGATGTTCTCCGCTACCCACTTCGCAAACGCTTTCCTGTCGACTATCTCAACGTTCATAGCATCTGTCACGGAGTCCATGACACAGGTGATCGAGCCGAGCTTCACGTCCTTGTCGTCGAAGAACGGCCTTTTCTCCACCTGCTCTCTCTGCATGTCGGAATTGACCTCGAAGCGTAGGTCGTCGCGCATGTCTTTGACCACCTTGAACAGCGTTTCGAACTCTGCGAACTGGCGCATCTGCTTGTTACTCAGCATCTTTCCCCCTCACAATCGGAGTCATGTAGGGCTTTGCGTCGTCGAACGGAAGCTCCTCTACTTTCCCGTCAAACGCTTCGGCTATCGCGTCTGCCTTGTCCTTGTCGAGCAGAACCATCACTGGCTCCTCTACCGACATTACGTAGCCCTCGCCGTTGTACCTGTTCGTATGGACAATCACGTATGCTTTCTTCATATCAACACTCCAAAAATCAAAATGGCAAAGCCAATTCCCACTGCCGTCCAGCTCAATACCTTGTCCCTCGTCGTGAAGGAATCGAAGAACTCACGCATCGCGAATGTCCTCTACAACTTCCTTGCTCTGCGTGTACATGACGGTCATTCGGAAAGCCAACTCGAACTGGTCGACGCTCTCCTGCTTGTCTTGCATCTGCGCTATGGCGGTCATTCCAGCCAGAAAGCCCTGCATGAACCAGTCGGCTCCCTCGTCTGTGTTCAGCTCCCTGAATAACGCACAGGCTTCTACTGCCGTGTCTATGATGTAGTCGTAGATAGGCTGGCCGTTCCTGCCTGCGAAACGCTCGTGAAGCAGTTCCCTGTCATTGTTTGTTTCACCCATGTGCTACAATCTCCTTGTCTACATTCCGTGGACTTCTTGGGCCGTCGAAGTTGCATCCTTCGGCGGCTCGTCCTCTATCCAGACCCTCCACAACTTGCCGAGTCTCATGGAGCGGACTTCCCCGCTTTTGCAGAGGTTCCTGATGTGACGATCGCTCACTCCGTAATGCCTTGCGGCTTGTGCCGTGGTAGCCCACATATCCCTTTCCTTCCGACAAGTTCATCGAGAGAAACCCCGTAGTAGTCTGCGAGCCTCCACGCGGTCTCTAAGTTCATGCCGCCTTGCTCGTTCTCGTAGATGCCGATAGAAGTAGCGGTGAGGTCAGTGTTGTCCGCCACTTCTTTTTGTGTCACGTGCTTCTCCGCACGCAAGCTGCGCAGTCTGGCACCGACGAGCTTGATGTCATAGCCCATTCATTCACCTCCCATCTAAAATGCCAGTTACGGTTGTTCCCCGTAAACATGAATACGATATTAAGGTAATTCCCCGTATTGTCAATGCTGTTTTTCGTGTCACACTGATTTTTTAAGGTGATTTACACAAAATGTTCCAATGGGAATTTGGAGGTCGCCATGCAAAAGTCCATAGGAAGGGCTCTTCAAAAGGCACGGAGGGCAGCAGGGTATAAAAGCGCAAGGGCGTTTGCGGAAAAAGTGAACATACCCTTGAGCGCATACACCGAATACGAGCAAGGCAGAGTGGGATTGTCCCTCGAACGTGCTTGGGAGTTTGCCGATGCCCTCGGCTGCACCCTCGACGAGCTGGCGGGGAGGAAACCGCCGTCCTCGACGTTCTCCGACGAAGAACGACAGATCGCCATTGCTTATAAGAATATGGACGCTCGCGACAAACGCGCTATGAGAGCGCTTGCCGCCTCTCTCTCGGGTAATTCCGCTGAGATGGAGGGCGTAGCATGAAGCTCACTGGTCATTTAGTCCCACGCGAGGACAAGCCGAGGAGCAAGTGCCGTATCTGGGAACTTGTGGTGAACATGCCCAAGAGGGGCAAGAGGTACCCGAGGAGGACTAGGAGATTCCACGGCACGTACCGCGAGGCTCAGTCTGCCCTGCGCGACTTCATCAAGGAGCTGGAAGGCGGCAACACGGTAGACGGCTCGATCCTGTTCTCGGAATACGCCGAATCATGGCACAAGAGGAGGGCAGAGTCCGGAATGTACTCGCAGAGGACTATAGACAGGGAACCTTACAGGTTGAAAAGCGCGACGATGCACCTCGGGGACATGAGGATGCGCGACATAACCACAGCCGATATAGAGGACTGCTATTCCAAGCTGATAGCAGGCGACTCACCATCTGGGAAGAAGCTGCAACCGTGGACTATCTCTAGCATACACAACACGCTTTCCAAACTCTTTGCAGATGCCGTCAGGGACAACGTAGTGGCCTCTAAGCCCACGGACGGTGCGAAGCGCCCGACGATAGTGCAGAAGGAGAGAAACGTCCCCACAGCCGATTTGGTGGACTCAATGTTAGATTGCATGGACTTCGACGACCCGAGGCACATGGCCATAATGCTGTGCGCGAGGTTCGGCCTGCGGAGAAGCGAGGCGGTAATGTTGGATTGGTCTGATTGGGATGGTCAGAGATTGCACATCACCAAGTCCGCTCAAGACGATGGCAAGCCGAAACCGACCAAGACGGTGAAGATACGCGAGGTACCCGCACCTGAGTCTGCGAAGGTAGAACTGGATGCGAGGAAGTCGGAAGGCCCGATATGCCCGATGAAGCCAGCCGTCCTCTCAAGATGGTGGCGCAGGAACAGGGGTAGGTGGGGCATGGATGGCGTTAGGCTCCACGACCTGAGACACGCATACGCGACGAGGCTGGCAGAGGCGGGAGTGCACCCACGTGTTATGATGCAGCTCGGAGGATGGGACACGATAGACGTGTGCATGGAGATTTACACCCATGTGCATTCGGAAACGCTTGACGATGCGGTAAACGCGGCCTTCTCGTGATGCTGGAAAGCACCGCGAAAAATACCGCAAATAATCCGCCGAAGTGATTTCCGTAAAATTCTGCCCTTTCCGAAAATGTACGTTTGACCAGCGGTTTTGCAGTCAATCATTTCCGCAAACGATTATCGTTTCCGATACTTGATTGACTTCACACGGCGGGGGTCACTGGTTCGAACCCAGTATCGCCCACCAGCAAAACAGCAGGTCAGAGGCTTAAACCGAAGACCTGCTTTCTTTTTGGAAAACCGAGTACCGCAAAAATACCGCAAATTCTCCCGATGAAGAAACCCCGTCCGAATAATCGGGCGGGGTCTTGCGATCTGGTGGGCAGGCGCGACACGGATGGAGTGTGGGTGCTGCGTTGAAGGGGAGGTTGGAGAGAGGACTTATGCCGCGCCGATGCCCATGTCCTTTTACGACTGAAACGCTTTTGCCGATTCCGTCGTGACCTGTGGCGTACCATACGTGCCGTTGCCGTACTTGCCTACTTCAATCTTGGTGTAGGCAGACGCGAGCTTGCTGCTCTCAATCATATTCGTCTCGTAGTACACGCTGAGGTTTTCCACTACCTGATAATCCGCTGTCTGTCCGGTCATGCTGTCGATGAACTTGGTCGGCTGCAACAACACGACCGATTCAGTCCATGCTCCCCAATAGAGTTTCGCGGCGTTGTTCGCAGCAGTCCAACCTGCTGATTGAACCTCCCTGCTGCTTGCAGCCTCAATTGTCGCCTTGCGCAAGTCGACTTTGAGCGTCGGCAAGGTGCCAGATTTGACGGCTTCGAGAAACGCGGCGGAGTCCTGTTCGGAAACCCATTTCCTCTGCGCATACCAGTAGCTACCGTCTTCGTCATAGTCCATGCCCAAGGTTATGCTCACGGTTGGAGCGGAACTCCCGCTTCCTCCTCCAACCAGACCAGCGAGTTTTTCTATAGCCTCTGCAACCGTGAGACCGTCCATATCAACGTCTTCGCCTGCAAATGCATCTGCCAGCTTGTCGATCGCGCTTACCTTATCTGCCATTGTTCCTCCTTACGAGAACAGGTATTCCCTGAGTTTGTTCCACTTCTTAGTGCGCTTCGCGTAGTAGTACGGACACATCTTCCTAGAGGCATCGTAGTGGCGCACCACATGGCTTTTCGGGATGCCGTACTTCTTGACGAGACTCTTCACGAGCTTCCTGAGTCGCTGCTTCTCCTTCTTCGTGTAGTCGCGGTCTCCGTCTTGGCAGACCTCGATGCCGATGGAGTTGGCGTTCGTGATGCCGTACTTGCCATGACCGTCTCCACAGTGCCACGAGTAGTACTTCTCACAGTTGGGGTTGTAGCGGTAGATACCGCTATTGTCGATGAAGAAGTCGGCGCTCGCGTTGACTATCTCGCGGTTGAAGTAGATGCAGCAGTTTTTGGCGGTGTTGCCGTATGGGTCGCCGTTGCCCGTGTAGTGTATTACGAGGTACTTCACGCCCTTCTTGCCCATCGAACGGCGCGAGAGGTTGTTCATCGTCTTGCTCTTGTGGCTGTTGATTATCCCAGCGCTCATAGCTCTTCCTCCTCGACTTCCACGTTCGGGTCTACAACAACCTGCTCGTCGTATTCCGCTTTGCGCGGCGTTACCGTCCACTCGTGGTCAGTCGGGTTCAGCTCGGGCAGACCTGCCAAGCTGGTGAGCAGGCTCAAGATAGCGGCCAGTGCCGCTACTCCGAGGCACATCCTCCAATCTACCTCCGTGACCATAACGCCCACGGGTATCGTCGCTACGAGCGACTGCGCGAACGTCTTAATCGCGCGTACGCCAGCGGCTTTCCACCATTCTCTCATCTGGGTTCTCCTTTCTAATCGTGTGTGTCCAGATGCATGACTTCCTCGTATAGAGCCGTGGCCACGCCGTTGCCGTTCAAGCCTTGGTAAGCGTCGTAGTCACGTTGGAGGACTTCCTTATCCACAGTCGTTGCGTAACCCTGCTTGATGCACTTGTGGTGGGTCTCCACGATGGAGCTGCGAAGCAGGCTGCGCACACCTGCGCTCATAGCCTGCTGCTCCTTCCTGCGTGCTTCTTCTTCGAGCTTGGTCTGCTTGCGGTACTTCTCCGCATCCTCGCGGTCCTTCTTGCGCCAGTTCGCCTGCAGCAGGCCGATGAGCGCCACGCAAATCGGCGACAGGAAGGCCAGGAATATCTGCAGCGTCTCCATTACTTCCACCGTCCATGAACTGTGATATTTACTGGCCTGCTTGCCGCACTCATTGACGCGCCACAACTTAGGAAAAACGCAATGTTCGTGCGGCTCGTAGTCCACATCGCGGTAAGCCAAACGCCTTGCGACGTTGCAAATGTGCCTGTTACATGCGGTTGCGCATTAAACAAGCCGCTTGGCATCGTCACGTTTTGCTGCGCGCTTCGATATCCGCCATAAGCCGGACTGGTCGTGTTGACGGCAATTGATGCGCTGTAAGTACCCCAACACTCAGCAAGGCCGCTGTTCCACTTGCGATAGGTCCAGATGCCTGATGTGCCCTGGTCGACAACGTAGTCGGCAATAGCGCCAACGTCTAGGCTGTTAACGGTACCGCACTTGATGTTGCCGCTCGTATCGACAGTAAAGGCGTTAGCGCGGCTCGTTTCGCTTGAGCCGTTGCCTACGATGAGCAGGTAATCTCCGTTCGCATCTTCCTCGTTGTACGTGCCAATCGCCGTCTGGTAGTCGGTACTTGCGATTATGCCAAGGCCAGCCGCCACCGAAAAGCCGCCACTAGTACCGCTACGAGTACCTAGAGTATAGGCGGGCGCTATAGTTGTCGTTTGCCATGTAACGCGATGTTGCGGTATAGCTAGCAGACAATGCAGAAAATAATGGGAAATAATAACGCCCCAATGAAAAGTGACTGTCCCCGCGTCTGCATCGTATGTGATAGTGCAACGCAACGACATGGTTTCAGACCCAATGCTCGTACCATCAGCCGCGTACATATAGCAGTAAATGTTATTTGCGGCTATTGTCGTTTGCGCTGATGTACCCGCCGTGAACGTTCGCGTTGCCGTTGCCAGCATGCGCAGCTCGTTATAATCGCTAGCATGTGTGACTGTCACATCACAAGCGTATTTTGAAACCGAATTTATACCGAACTCGATACGTTCGCCTGTAGTTGGTGCACGCAAGCGCATATAAGCGCCATAGCTCGAAAGCGTGTCTATTGAAATAGTTTCGCCAATATCAGCGCTCGAAACGTCAACAGTCTGTGTATAACTGAATCGATACAAACCTGTAGCCTTAAACGGATACGCTGTTGTATCGCCCTGCGCCTTGAAAGTTCGTGAAGCCGTGCCGCTGTAGTCTACATCAAAGAGCGGTACGCTATCGCTGTTGATGCCGACGAGTCTATTACTTGTAATTGCAAAGCGAGTGCTGTTGCTCTTGCCGATAGTCGCGCCACTGCCGCCGAAAGCCGCCACGCTCGTCTGAGTGCCGGCGCTCTCGTCAAGCTCGAAGAACTCCGTACCAGCACCTTTCATATCCTGACGATAACGTATAGACGTCGCCTTGTAGTACGTTTTAGACGAGTCCACGGAAATATCAGTCGTGAGCGAGTAGGTGCCTGTTGCGGCATCGAGTTCGTACCATCCTTCTGAGGAAGGATTCTCCGTTCCAGCCGGTGTGACCGCCTCGTATTCCAGATCGCTCAACACATGGGCACCAAGCGCGTCGTGCCAGAAGTACTCCTGCATGTCGTCGATGTCGCCCTGCGCCGCATCCGCTGCCGCCTGCGCCCTCGCCGCCGCCTCGCCAGCCGCCGTCGCGCTGCCCTGCGCTGCCTGCGCCGCAGTGGTGGCCGACGATGCCGCCCCCGCTGCCGTCGCAGCATCGGCGAGCGCCTGAGTAGCGTCTGCCTGCGCCGCGTCCGCCGCCGTCTTGGCATTAGCAGCCGCCGTCGCCGCGTTGCCAGCCGCCGTGACGGCGTTGCCCGCAGCGGTCTGCGCGTTGCCAGCAGCGGTCTCGGCGTTCTCCGCAGCCGTGAGCGCGTCGTTGGCCGCAGCCGTGGCCACGTCCGCTCTGTCGATTGCCTCCAGTGCCGTGGTGTCGTCCGTGGGCACGTTCGTGAGATTGCCCTTCACGGTCGCGCTGCGCTTCTTGGGGTCTATCGTCACCACTACCCTGTCCCCGACATGGCATGTGGCGAGCCATGTCGTGCATGTTGTCGTGGTAGTCGAACCGTCTATCTGCACAGTGACAGACGAACTGTCCACCGAGGTAACGGTTGCCTTGTGCTCTGTCATCTTCGGCTGCTGCGCGATCCTCGCAACGGCCTCGGCGAATTTCTCTAGCTCTTGCATGTCACCTCCACATGTCCTCTGTGAACTTTGCCGTTTCCTGAACAGTGCAGGCCGTATCGCACGTTATCTTCTGAGAGATGACCTTCGCGGTTACGTTGTATCCATGCACGGTATAGTCGATTCCAACCGAGTCGCCGACTCTCACCTGATTAAAGCCGTGCTGGTACTCGACGCTCCTCTCGACGCACGAAAGCTCCCTGAGCTTCGCCTTCGCGTAGTTTGCGAGGTCTTCCTGCGTCGCTCCCTCTGGAACATCTGGCGAGGTCTCGCGCTCGTACACTTCCCTGCCCCTGCTCACGGTGGAAAGATGCGATGACTCTGAATCGTTCACGGCCCTTCCGACGAGAACCTTGTCGTTCTTCGAGAGGACGGCCTCGTAGACGTTCGGAACGCCGAACCAGTCCCTTTCCTCGTCTACTTCTGGCAGGAGAATCGAGGAGTTCGAATCGTCGTATGTCCACACTGGGGAAAGCGAGGACACGTCCTTCTCTGGCGGGAACGACAACCTACCCCACTCGTCTATCGCCATCGTCAGACCACCCTTGTCCAAGAGCGCCTGAACGAACGTGAGCCACGAGTCGCTGTCAGATGCCACCAAAGGCTCGTCGAGCGTGCTGGTCGTGCTTATCGTCATGATTGGCGCACGGCAATGAGCACGGCATATCTGCTCTGCCGCTACTCCGACATTGCTGCCCTTTGCCACCGTGTACCCGATAGGAGGCTTCGTGTCTTTCAACTCGATTGTCGGCGGGTAGCACGTGAGAGAGCGGGTTATGCGCTTGCCGTTCATCTTGCGCTTGGGAGACTGCGCGAGGAACGTGAACAGGCAGAACCTCTCTCGGTTGCCGCTTCCCGCTGGCTGCTCGACTATCAGATACGCCCTGATGTAGACCTCGCCCTCGATTTCCTCGTCGGTGTCCAAGTCGGCGCTGCCCATGAGTTCGGAGTCGTCTCTGGTGATGGAACAGGACGTGACGAGACCAAGCGGCTCTGAATCTCTCCAAGTGCTCGGGTCGACCTTCCAGTATTCGTAGGTATGTCCAGCCGATGCCGTCCAGTCGGCCATGCTATTCCTCCACCTTCGTTATCTCCAAGGTGACTGGCACCTTCAACGAGTCGTAGTCCCTGCCGAAGCTCGGGGTGACGACGGCGCGGTATCCTGCGCCCGATGTCTCGCGCACGTAGCAGGTACCCTGCCATCTTTGCAACTTGCGCAACTGTGCAAGCTCCTCTGCCTGCTCCCACTTCACGAGATTGGAACTCCAAGAGCCTTTCACGCCGAGTTGCGTGCCGAAGTACGCCACTGGGTTCTCCCTGCCGATGTACTCGACAAGCTCCCTGTCGGGGTCTGCGTCCTCGTCTACCTTCAAGTCCCATCTGAGAAATACCTGCTCGCCCGTGAAGACGGCCTCGTTGGTGTCCTCGTTCCAGTTCGCCATCTGGCCGTCCCACTGAATGAGGATGCCGTACACTGGCGTCTCAATGGGTATGGTGTCGAAATAGGACACTTGGTCTGTGTTCGCGTCGTTTGCCACGATGCGGTAGCTGCAAGTACCGAAGCTCGGGTACTGGTCTACGAGAGAGCCTTCGATTATCCTGCCGTCTTTCACATAGGCGTTGGACAACCCATCCGCAAGGAGCGTGAGCGTGTTGTCGTAGTTGATACGGTATATGTCGATTGTCACGTCCTCGACCGGATTGCCATTCTCGTCGTAGCATCCGTACATGAGCTGCATGGTGTAGTCGTCCATGTTGAAGATGCCCTCTATAACGGGATCTGGCATGTCGTAGTCGAAGTCGACCGTGAAATCTTCCGTCGCGTTTTCGCTTCTCAGCCCAGCGTTCGTGAGCACGTTGCCGATGAAGCGGTAGGTCTTTCCAGATACGAAGACGCTATCCTCTGCCGCTATGGAGACGTACTGCTCTGTCGGCGAGAACATGTCTCCGTCCGATGCATCAACCGTTATCGAGTAGACAGGCTGTCCCTCTAACGCCACGGTCGTGTTGCCGTCCATGCCCGTGTAGGTGAACGTCTCGGTCGGCACGAGGTCGAGTCCCCATGCTATCGGCTTCTGGTTCTCCGTCCCAGATACGGTCAGCTTGACCATGACGGGAAGCCCCGTAACGGTTCCACCGTCTTCTAGCTGTAGCCACTGCTCTACCGAATCGGGCGATCCGCCGCTGAACAGCCCTGATACGAAAGTCGGGTTTGCGATAGAGTCTGGCACGGGATGCAGGTCTTCCGATACCGTGTAGACGAGTCCCCTCGTAAAACCGTCTGAGCCATCGGCATCGACCATGCCGACGCCATCCTCGTACTCCCTGTAGATGGTGTAGTCGAAATCATCATCGCCGTAGTACACGGGCGCGTAGAATAGCGTGGCCGTGAAGGTCGGGTCGGAGCCTAGAGCGGTGACTAGTGCATCTGGCACCTGAGTGAGAGAATCGGATGCGGTGTAGACCTTGCCATATTCCCACACAGCTTCCGATATGGTCGAGTACGCTGTTATCTTGCCGTATGCGCCATCGACTTCCGAGTAACCGCCCGTCTCGCTGCCTCCCGCACTTGCGGGAATTGAACCAACTGCAAGGCGCACGAACTTGTCGGGCAACGCGACGCTTGGCAGTTTCGATGCTATGTCATCGGATATAAGCCCCTCGATGGTTTCTTGATCTAGTTCTGCGGGGTAGCTTCCAGAGTTCATGCTGTACTCGACTTGCAGGTACTCGAATATCCTGTGGCCGTCTATGTCGGTGGCGTACAGGTTCTCCTCGGTGCGGAGCCGCAAGTCTGAATACTGCCCAGTCAACGCACCTTGCCACCTGAGCTGCACGCCCTTGTCCACCACATCATCGTATGTCGTTGCTATGTAGGCGTCGTTTCCGTCATCCGCCCAGTAGCAGACAAGCTTTTTCTGCGCAAGGTCTGCGCTCGGAACCATGCCCGTGCCATCGACGTACTCGTAGTAGCCAGAATAGTCGAAGCCCTCCTCGCCGTAGCCGACTATCTCCACGTAGGCTCCTCTGAGAGCTTCCCATAGCGGGTTGAAGTCTAGGGTGCATCCTCCGTGTGTATCTACGGTGAACGTGAGGTTCGACACATCAGAAGGTATGTCGAGCTGCACACTGGTCGACATGTTCATATATGCTGTTGCATAACGCCTCTCGTAAAAGCCATTCTCGTCAGAAACGGTTATCCAGCAGTTCGCCGTGGCCACGCCGACCGTGAGAATCACGTATGTAAGAAGCGATGAAAGCGTCATGCCATCGCATGTGATGTTGACGGTCATATAGGCATAGCCACTCTGCATCTGGAATATCTTGTCGCTATATACAGACGCGCCGTTTCCGAGAACATACGAGAATGTTGGTGTGGCCTGCTCGCTTCCCTTCTGCTTGGGCTTGCTCTCGACGAGACCGTAGTACCAGCTAACGGGATGCTCCGCGTCCTCGTACCACCACGAGGGTTGGCTTTCGAGCAGCTTCAACATGCTCGGGCGCTCTTCTACTTCCTTGAAGTACCAGCGTGCCTCTCGCGTGCTGCTCTTGGGCCACCAATCGGGTTGGCTCGTCAATGCATGCATGGCCTGATAGTTCGGGTTCGCGTACATGACGTTCACGAAGCACTTTGGAGGCGCGAGAACGGTAGCCTCGGAATATTCCGACCAGTTGCTCCACGAGTCTGCTGCGCCTGCGGTTCTGACTCTCCACTTGAACTTGGTGTTGTCGCCGACTGACATCATCGTATGCTCGCCGATTTGCCAGATGGTCGGTATGAACGCCGATGAAGTAGCGCCATCGACGGTGATTATCTCCTTGTTGGTGGACTTGCCCTTCGACTTGACCTCGCCAGTCTCGGTGTCGCGCTCGAAGAACTCGCCTATGAAGATGCGCTCTATCTCGGCTTTTGTCTGCGCGGAGCCATCGGTGGCGTTGTGAGTCCAGCCGACATGAATCTCGTCGCCTATCTTGTAGAACGGATCTATGGCGTTGAGCGTTGGCGCGTCGGGCTTCGAGCCTGCGAACACGTTCGGGTGCATACCGTATGCGGATATGCCCATGTCTCCGGGGTTCGAGTTCTTCACGACCACTCGGAGCCAGTACTGCTTGCCTGCTTCTACCTCTAGGATGTGCGACTTGACCGCGTTCTTCTCGCCATCGCCGCCCGTGTAGTTGAGGTCTACCGAGGAGGTCTTGTAACCGCCGTCTGTCCTGAGCAGTTCTTCGGACTCGGCATACCTGACCTCGTAGGAATCGCCTGCCCAGCCGTTATCGCGCCACGTTATCCTGATTCGCGCCTTGTCTCCCGACATGCCGTAGAACTCGGCCTTTTGCGAGGTCGGGTCTAGCGGTCTTGTCTGCACGGTTTCGGAAAGCACGTTGTAGAAGTACCACTCGGTACCCTGCTTCTCGATAAGCTCATTATCGGAATAAGACCATTTTTTGTCATCGCTCACAGCGTCATGATTATGCGCCATCATGCGGTAACGGTACTTGTGACCAGCCTCTATTGAGAGGTCGGTGAACATGCCGCCATCTGGGTTCCTCCACACCTCGATGGGCTTATGGAGTCCAGACTTGTCTACAGGCGCAACCTTGTCCCATTTGTTCGGCGCTATCTCGTTGTCGTGATAACGGTACAGAACCATGCACGTAGTTGGTCTCTCGAAGCCGTCCCACTTGACGGTAATCGCCGTGCCAGACTCGTTCATCTTTGCTTCTGGCGCAGAAGGCTGTGCTGGTCTGTTCTGTTCATTGAAGTTGTAAAGGCACCATTTAGTCTCTTTTGCTGTCCAATATGCGAGACTGACTTTTTTTGTCTGTTTTTTCCCGTTCTTGTCGTAGTACTTCTTATCGACATCGCGTTTTTTGGCAATCGCCTGTACCTTGTACCGCACCTGATTGACGGTGACGGTGGTGGGCAGTTGGAACTCGTCCATGTAGCGGCCAGCAGCGTAGCTGTCAGGCGGCACGCTCTTGGTACCGCCCTCTCCCTGCACCCAACGATTAATCGCGGTATCGTGAAATTCCCAGTCGATATTGAAATGGTCTATCTGATTCTTTGGCAACGAGCACGCCCAGCGACCGAGGACGGACTTGCCCTCATCGCCCATCTGTATTGCCTGCATATCGGAGATTTTGCTGCCAGAATAATTCTTGCGCGTTGCCTTCTTGGACTTTTTGGCCATCTAGCCCCTCCTCGATGCCACGTGTACTTCATGCACGAACGCCTCGACTGCCTGTGCGCCAGACGTTCCCTCGGCATAGGAGACGTTCCCGACCGAGTAGTAGTTGTTGACTGTTGTGCCGCCGCCCATTTCTCGTGCCACTGCGCGTGCGAACGGACGGACGTATCTCCTGTTGGAAAGCGGTATCACGGCAGAGCTTCGACCGTATCTCAGAAGCGCTTCGGCCCCGTCTTCGCCGACAAGCCCAACGTTGGTCATGGTCGCTTTCGTGACGATTCCGGTCACGCCGCCCGATGCGTTGCGCGGGATGATGCCCGTATTGGGGAATACATGGCCCTTGGCCGACTTCGGTTTGCCGCCAGTGTCTACATTCGTCGAACCGTTTTTCTTGACGTTGATGGTGACAGTCTTGCCCTTTAGGTTGGTTATGGCGGTTTGCAGGTTGTCGACCTTCTTCTTCTCCGAGTCTGCGTTCGTGTTGACCTTCGGGTTAGCCTTGGTCTTGTTGAGCGAGTCAAATTCTTTCTTGACTCTTGCAGCGGCCTTGTCCGCATTCTTGGAGTCGGCTGTCACATACGCTTTTGCCTTCTTGCCGTCTATCTCGCCGATTTTCTTTTCTTGGTCGTAGATTGTCCCATCGTCGGAGACCACGTATGTCTTCTTGCCTATCTTGATGCCCTTAAGGTTGTTGACCTTGCCACGCTCGTTCTTGACGGTGCCGTTGTCGGAGACGGTGTAGATCTTCTTTCCAATCTTAAATAGTTTCAAGTTGGTCAGCTTGCCCTCGGAATTGAAGATTGAGCCGTTGTCGGTAACGTAAAACTCCTTCTTGCCTATCTGCATTGAGTTCAGGGAGGCGAGGTCTTGTTGCGCTATCTCGATTGTCCCATCGTCGTCGAGCGTTATCTGCTTGTCCATGAGGGACAGGTCGGCTATCGCCTGCAACTTGTCTTGCAACAGCTCCATGTCGCCGCCTGCATTCTGGTAGAGCATCGAGAACTGTTCAGCGGACAGACCCTCTGTTTCTGCGAGCTGCGCCATCTGCGCAATCGTCTCGTCGATTTTCACTCCGTTTTGCCCAAGCAGCTCTATGAGGTTTGGGAGCGTGCCATTCCATCCCGCCGCAATGGAGCCTATCGTCTCCTCGGATAATCCGTTCAATTCCTCGAAACCGAGTCCGAGTCCCTTGAGTGCATCTGCGAACTGAGTGTTCGTGAAGCCCCCTTGTTCGAGAACACTGTCGAGGTTGCTGTACCTGAGTATCGCGTCTTCGACCGTCTTGCCGTTGCCGTTCATAGCGATATTGAGCGTGTTGATGTTGTCTTCCAGCTTCTTGCTGTCGCCCTCAAGCTCGTAGTACTTGTCGATAACCTTCTGGTAGCTATCTATTAGCACCTCGTTGGCCTGAGCGTTCGTCGGGTTGAGTTCGGAATCTTTTTGCAGTTCCTTTATCTTTTCCTGCGCTTTAGCGGCTTCCTCGGACGCTTTAGACAACCCCTCCTGTTGCGCTTTCCACTGTTCTTCGTAGAGGTCTAGCTTCCATTGCATCTTCTGAACTTGAGCAAGGCGTTCTATCTTCTTGGTGAGGTTGTCGACCTTCTTGCCAGATTCTTCGATGGAGCCGTCGTCTTTGACCTGTAGGTTCGTTCCTGAAAGCTCGTTGAACTTGCTCACCGCCGCTCTCAGCTCTGCGAGCTGTTGCTTGGTGAGGTCGCTCTTGTTGCCCAATCTCTCAATCGTGCTCACGTATCCATCGAGGCGTTCGCCGCTCTGCGCGTTCTTGAACAGTCCCTTGTCAAGTGCATCTGCCACCTGTATCTGGGTGTTGGCGACATCTTCCGTGGCCTGCTTGCATTCATCTAAGCTCATGTTCACGCTCTCTATAGCGCCTTGCGCAGTTGGCGCACTTTGAACGATGCCATCGAACATGTGTGCAGATGCTTCGGTTCCCTTCGCAAGAAGCTCTTGGTGTTTCCTCGCTTCGTCGAGCATCCTCACGAGTTCGGTTATTGCGAATATGCCTGCTCCTATGGCAACGCCCCAACCAGCAATCCCTATAGAGCCGACGCTTCTAAATGCGTTTTTCATCTTCGCTGCTGCGATGCCGACCTTATCGGTTCTCACGGCCATCATGTCGAGCTGTTGTATCGCCTTGTTGAAGACGGTGAGCTGACGCAGCTTCTTGAACGCCTCGGTAATGTTGATAATTGCGCTGCCTATCGAACCAACTGCAACGAGCATGGGGCCAGTCGCAGCGGCAATAGCAGCGGCACCTACGATAAACGTCTTAAAGCCCTGCGGGGACTCGCTTAGGCGTTTCGTAAGTGTTGCGAACAGATCACTTATTATTTTGAGATAAGGAGCTACGCCGTCTGCTAGCTGGTTTGCGAGCATCGTCGCATTGTTCTTCATTATCTGCAACTGGCCGGAAAAGCCCTCAGACTTGCGCTGCGCCTCGCGTGCAGCGTCTCCTGCTTCCTCAACCTTGCCATCTGCCATAGTGGTCGACAGACCGTCCCACGCATCTTGAGACATACCCAAAGAATCATGCAGCACGTCGAGCGTGTTGGTAAGGCCCATGAGAGCCTGCTTCTGCCTGACCGAGGTGATTCCCAAATCGGCAAGCGTCCTGTCTACAGAACCGCCTGAGGTGTCGATGCGCTTCAACCCCTCGATGAACGCAGTGAATGCTTCGACTGGGTTGTTCTTCCATGCGTTTGCGAACTCCTCGGTGGACATGCTGGAAACCTTCGCAAATGCAGCGAGCTTGTCACCGCCTTTGCCAACCGCCGTCTCGATGTTCGAGAACGTCTTGGAGATTGCCGTGCCTGCTGCTTCGCAGCCCTGACCAGTAGCGGCGACCGCCGTGGAGATTGCCAATAACTGCGGAGTTGTCATGCCCGATATGTTGCCGATGGAGGCAATGCGCATCATGACCTTCATGATTGAAGATTCCTGCGCTGCCGAGTTGTTGCCGAGCCTTACGAGCGAGTCGGAGAACGAGGTAATAGCGTGCTGGTACGCAACTGGATCGTCCTTGTGCTGATTGATGTCGCTCATTATGTTGGAGAGCTGGCCTATCGACTTCGCTATGTCCTCGGACTCCATATCGGTAGCGATGTCGAGATTCGATGTTACCTCAGCAAAGCCCTCTAGGTTCTGCGCTGCGATACCAAGCTGACCGCCCATAGCCTCGATTTCGAGGATAGTGTCTGCCGTAGTGACATGCGTTGTCGAGAAGTCCAATGCAGCCTGTTTCAGATGCTCGAACTCCTCCTCGGTGCCGTTTACGGTCTTGCGCATGTCTCGATAAGCCGCATCCACGTCGTTTGCGGCCTGTATCGCGTACCTGCCTGCCATCATTATCGTAGGCGTGATAGTCGAATATGGGCCGTAGCCTGCCGTGCGCAACGAACCGAACAAATCACCGACTGTCCTCAGCCTGCTGCTCGCTTTGTGTATAGCGTCAACGCGCGTTTTAACGCCTTTCAATTCCGTGTCGAAGTCGCGCCATTTCGCTACCTTGGCCGCTTTATCTAGCGCAACGTCTGCTTTCTTCGCAGCTCCTTCGACTTCCTTGAGCTTGGCGCTGGTTTTATCTATATCTGCTTGGATATTTTCCATCGGTCGCGATGGCCCGATGAAAGCGGCGTTTTTAGCCTGCCGCATTTCGTCTTCGAAACCGTCGAGCTTGGTACTCGCCTTCTCTAAAGCAACTCCGGTTTTAGTAGCTTCCTTCTGTGCTTGCTCAAGATTTAGGTACGCATCTTTTACAGCTGCGCTTCTCCTGTCAAAGCCGCCTTCCCTCTCAAGGGCCTTCATCGCAGTGGAAAGAGCCTTTGCCTTCTCCTGCAAGACGGTTTCTTCTTCTGCGAATGCCTTGGCTCTCTCGGTTGCGAGCTTGATGCTCGAAGGCATCATCTGGTAAGCATCGTCTGCCGCTCTAGCTGCCTGACCAGCCTTGTCTATGGCAGCATCGAGTTGCTTGGTATCGTTTATCGCAGATATAAACCCTCTCGCACCGCGAAGCGCGTATAGCTCTGTCTTCATTTTGACGGTTTCGGCAACAGCGCCACGCAGCTCTGCCTCAAAAGCCGCTGCTTCCGTCTTAGCAGCACGGAAACCCTCGACCTTGTTGAAGTTCTCAATATCGCCTTGAAATGTCTTTTGCGCGGTTCTAAGGCGGTTGAATACCCCAATCAGCTTGTTTGCATCTGCGAAATTATGGGCGAAACCTTCTCCACCGAACGGGAGCACGGTTCCCTTGGTTTGAGCCATCGAGTAGAGCATCGACCTTATCTTGGCTTCTGCCTGCTCTGCCGCTTCGCCGCCCTTTGCAAGTCCTTTGCGCAGGTTATCGACTTCTTTGATTGCGTCTTTTTTGACTATGCCCTTTTGCTTGTTCAGGTATCTAACCATGCTGTCGTACATCAACTGCAACTGCTTGTTGGTGCTGTTGTACTCGGCACGTATGCGCTGGGTCTGCGCGTAGATGTCAGTCGAGCGTCTTGCGACTTCCGAAAGTTTACCGCCCATGATGCCGCTTTCCTTGCTGAAAACGAGCATCTGGTCTTTCGACTGGGTTATAGCTGCTTTGACGAGATTGAAAGAGCGTGCGGTCATCCTCGCCTTGTCGCCTGCGAGGTCAAGCCGCCTTGCCATAACGCTCAAGTTGGTCGGGTCGACGTTAAGCGCTCTGGTAAGACGGTTCATCTGGCGTTGCGCCTGTCCAGCACTCGACTTGATGGAGTTGAGGGCCGAGTTCAGAGGTCGGGCGTCAGCGCCAATCTTGATTGTAAGGCCCCTGAATGCGTCGGCCATCTTCTCCTCCTAGAGTCTTGTCAGGGCCATCACGTCGGACGGCTTCGCGTCTACCGTCTCGTCGCGTTCTGCCCCGTTCATGTCCTCCCACTCGTAGAGCAGGAGCATGAGGTGCGTGTACTTCATGTGGCGCATATCGCGCCATGTAAGGCCAGCGGAGAGGCCGCTAACCGCCATCGCCGTCATCGGCCTCTGCGTCTGGCGCGTTCCTTCGTCGCTAGTCGGCTTCCTCGTCGGTAGTTTCGGCACGAAAAAAGCACTCGGAAATCTCGTTGGCCAGTTGCTCGCGAATGAGCCACATGTTCGCCCCCGAGGTTTCCTTGAGCCATTCCGTGTAGCTCGCCGCCATTTCGTCAGCCGTCTTGACAGCGGCCCACAAGACCTTCGTAGCGGCCTGCCAGTTTATCTTCGTGAAGTCGATTTGAACGACCGACCCATCTACGAGCTTGGCAGCGCCGTCGAAGTCCTGAACTCCGAAGAAGTCTTTTATGAGGTCTCCTCCAAATTCGGACTCGTAAAGTTGGCCCGTGTAGAAGGAGACCTCGGCATCGTATTCCTTGTCCCCAGCTTTGAACGTGAACATAAAGCTCCTCCCCTCGAATCAAACTATGCAGACGCGGCGGTGGGCAGCACGACCGTCTGGAAGAACGCCGCGTACTTGTCAGCGTTGGCCGTGGTCTTCTCGATGTGGCCCTGAACGAACGGCTTGGACTCGCCGAGGTAGGTGAACTCCTGCGAAGCGATGCGCAGGTTCAGCGTGTCGGTGTCGACCTCGGGGCTGTCGTTCTTGGTGTTGGCGTTCATTTCGGGGCGAGATGCCTTTACGTTGTAGAACGCGAAGGCGATTGGGCCTTGGTCGCCCTGCATTTCGGTAATGAGCGCGAACTGAGCGGGGTTGGCATCCGTCACCTCGAACTGGACACCCGTGCCGCTGTCGACGATCTCGCCGAGGATGTCTTGGCGAATCTGGTCGGTGACACGCGCGATTTCGAGGTCTGCGGAATAGCCGCCGTTGGTACCTGCGAACGTGTAGTAAACGCCGTTGTCGGCGTAGAAGTCGGTGTTGTCGCCGCCCTCTCGGGTGAGGGACAGGGAGACGGCGCCCTTCATATCCTTGAGTTCGCCGTACTTCTGCTGTTCTTCATCCCAAATGGCGTACTTGGTGTTTGCGAGACCGAAACGTACTTTGTTAGCCATCGAATACTCCTTCAATCTGTCTGAACGTGAATATGACCATCAGCATGTTGTCGTTTTCCACGTAGCTTTCCTCACGCCTGATGGAGCCGAACTTGTCCCGAAGGGCATCTGCCAGCTTCGTCTCAAGCGCCTTGTCCCTGCGTTTCTCGTACAGCTCGACCGTCCACCTGTGCGTGACGGCAATCTGCTCGTCCCCCGCAGAGAAGGGACGGTCTTCGCCGTAGTAGCAAGCCCACGGCAAATCTGGTGCCGAGTCGTTCGGCCATTCCATGTGGGTGCATGGAACGAACTGGGACACGGTGGAATAAACATCTGCATGCGACATTTACTTCAACGCCTCCCCTATCAGTTTCTCCATGCGCTTCACGTAATCGTCCTTTATCTCCTCGAAGGCTGGTGCCATGTGCGGGTACGCCTTGGTTCTCCTGCCCGTGAGGGTCGCGTGACCTTTCTCTAGCAGGTGGACGAGACCGGGCTTTCCCTTGTTTCCTATCTCGCCCTCGGACAGCACGCCGCTCTTGTTGACGTGGCTACGGAAACCCTTGACGTACTTCTCAGACCACTCGTGCAAGCCGCCTTTCTCGGCGTTTGCCCGAACCGTCTTCGCGCCCTTCCTGATGGATTGCGTGACGGCCTTGTTCGACGCATCGACGCAATCAGTGCGGACTTCGCCGATGATGTCGCTCAGGGCAGACGCGAACTCGTCAACGTCAACCTCCCTGTTCTTCATCGCCGTCCTCCATATCATCCGAGTCGGACTGCTGGTGGCGCAGCGTCAAGCGCGTGTAGTCACCCTCTGCCTTGACCACCTCGACCGAGTACCACTTGCCGTTATAGAAAACGTCCCTCTGGCCGTCGTAGTCGCATGTGCGGACTTGCAGCTCGGCATCTGCCGATATGCCTATCTCGTACATGGAAGACCACGTGTTTGCACCGATGGAGAACTCGTTGCAGAAAACTTCCGTCCTCGTGTCGGTCGGCTGCGGCACTCCCTCGTCGTCGGGCGCGTATGCCTTGGCGACGAGGGTGCATGTGGCGTTCCAGCGCATCTACTCCCCCTCGCTTGCCGCGATGTTCGCGGACGAGTTCATGAGGTCGCACACGATGCGCCTGTAGGAATCGTCGAACCTCGGCGCTTCCTCGTTGTCATAGCCGAAATGCGCTTTCGCGTAGTTGGCTACCGCCTGTTTGACGAAGGCGTTCTCCAAATTCTGCGACTCCGGTTCTAGGGCGAGCAGGGTCGGGTCGACTCCCACTCGCTCCATGTCGTAACGGGCCGCGTCGATTAGAGTCTGCACCTCGGTATCAAGAGCTGACGTGGTGATGCGCAGGCTTGCCTTTATGTCTTCGAGCAGGCTCACTTACTTGGCCTTCTTCTTCCTAGAAGCCTTCTTACCCTCGGGACTCAAAGGCTCCTTCACAATTTCGTTCACGAGGTCGGCACCGAGCTGGGCCTTGCCAGCGGCGTTGATCTCGTCGAACCTCTCCTCGGTCACCTCGAACTCTTCGCCAGCAGAGCGGTTCACGCCCTCCTTGGTGTCGTAGAACGGGGACAGGGCGACTACGTATTTGACAGCCATTACGCGCTCGCCTTCGCCGTGAACTTCACGAAGCCATACGGGTCGACTACCTTGCCGTCGACAATCATGATTAGGCGGCTCTTGAACGTGTTGGTCTCGTAGTCCTCCCAGCGGTCTGCACGCATTTGGAGGTTGGAGTTAACCGTGTAGTCCTTGAGGTTGCCGTAGAACATGAAGCACTTGGTGTCGGCAATCGCATCGTCGAAGTACGGCAGGTATTTCTCGTCGAGCACGACGACGCGCTGGCCGAAGATTGTGCGCACTGCCTCGCCGTCGATGCCGTAGTTGACACGTGCGACGAGCTGTCCGTTGTCATCGACCATGCCCTCGAAGTAGTAGTTCCACGTGGTCTCTGCCATGTAGAGCAGGCCGTTGCGATAGCCGCTTGCGAGCTTGGCGATCTCGTTCTTGACGGCCTTCTGGTACGCAGGAACCTTGAAGTCCTTGGCAGTGACCTCTGCTGTGTTGGTAACGCGCGTGTCGGTGAGCAGGCCGAGCGGCTGACCAGTGCCAGTGCCGTTCATGATGGCCGTCTCAAGCGCGACGAGCATGGCCTCAGACGCCTTCTCAGCGTACTTGTCCATGTAGATGCGCGGGGAAATGACCTCTGACAGAAGCGTGTTGGCGTGGCGGCATTCGAGCTGGTGGTAGCGGAAGCTCACAGGCTCGCCAACGGGGTCGAGCAACTGGTACTGGGAAACCTGCTTCTCGCCAATCCACGAGGCTTCCATGCCGAACTCGCCAGTCGGGATGTCGATGCCACCGGGAACGTTCGTCTTGTCGACAGCATTCCAGATAACGCCGTTGTCTTCCATCTTCTCGATGATGCGCTGCTGGATTGTCAGCGGGACGAGAATGCCAGCGTCGTTGAGAACGCCTGCACGCGGAGCGGCCTGAGCGTCAGAGGAACCTTGGTCGCGCTGCTGGTACTGGGCGAACTCGCTGGACAGCTTGGCGCCACGAGTGTTCATGTAGTGGGCGAACTCGCGAACGTACTCATCAGAGGACAGGGCCTCCGTGGAGCGGTCGACGAAGCGGATGCTCGTCTCCTTCTTGGTAGAAGCAACGGTCTCGCCTGCGCCGTTCTCGATTGCCTTGCGGGTGTTCAGCTTGAGTTCGGCAGCGGCCTTGCGGCGCTCCTCCTCGGCCTTGAGCAGTTCTACCTCGGAACGCATTTCCTCGGCGCTGAACGCACTCTCGGGGTTCTCAAGCTCTGCCACGACATCGCCGCGACGGAGTTCGAGGTCTTCGTTCGACATTGCGCGGTAGAGCGCGGCGTCTTTCAATTCGAAAGCCATCTTGCCTTCCTTTCCTACGATTCCATCCGAACGAGCAGGGCCAGTTTTTCCCTCTTTTCCCGTTCGGCCTTCGCCGCACGCTCGGAAAGCTCCTTCCTTGCCGCCTCGACAGCTCCATCGAAAGCGCTGCGTGCATATATGTCCGTCCCCTGATTGGCGGGGATAGATACCGCTGAAACGTCGTAGACCTTGCCAACCTTCGTGATGGTGCGCGTGTTGGACTCTACGTCGTATTCCCATGCGTCATCGGGAACCATGAAGCCCCAGCTCATGCGATCTACGAGTCCGTTCTTTATCGATTCGTACAGCTCGCGTCCCTTCTGGCATCCGCTCAGGTCTGCGCGGATGTGGAGACCGTGGTTGTCGCATTCGAGCTGTAGAGTTCGGTTTCTCGTGCGTGCCATGACCTCGCCATCGTGGTCGTACTGGAATATCACGTCGCTCATGTCGGCGGTGTCCATAGCACTTCTAGGGATAAGCTCGTTGATTTCGGTACCCTCGCACACGTAGGGTTCGTCGAACGTTGTGGCATATCCCTCTACTATCATCGAGTCCTCGTCGCCAACTGCCTGAAACGGCATGGCGATCCTGTACTCCCTGTTGTCTCTAATCGGCACGTCTGCCTCCTGTTCCGCTATCGAAGTCATCGCCGTGGCCGTATCCTTCCGAATCGCCACGGTTCAGGTCTGCGTCTTGCTGGTCGCGGTCAATGTCTGCCCACTCGGAGTGGAGCATCTTTCCCTCGGACGCTGCCTCTATCTCCTGTAGCTTCCTGATTTCGTCTACGCTCCGCGCCACCTTGTACTCACCGCGTAGCACGAACACGTCGCCGCCATCGACTGGGGCCATCTGCAAGATGCGCCTCGCGTCGTTAAGGGTGATTACGCCACGGTCGAGCATGTCCTTGTTCATGTTCCTCTTGGTGGCATTCGAGCTGTATTGCAGCCTGTCCGAACTGAACTCGATGCGGTTCTTCGGACGCTCTCTCATGGTGTAGAGCATCTGCGAAAGACCCTCGCCCAACTGCACGGCGAAAGGCTCGATGATGCCCTCATAGAAAGCCGCCCACTGGTTCTCGTCGTAGTTGTTCGTGAGGATGTCCTCGTTGATGCCGAAATAGCAGAAGACATCATCGCGGATGCGCTTCATTTCCTCAGATGGGATAGTCCAGCTCTGCGGCTCTATCTGGCGCACGTCGTTGAAGGTCGCATCGTAGACCATCATGCCCGTTGTGTTCGCCGAGGAAAGGTTGTCCTCAGTGAAGCGATCTCGCTTCTTCTTCATGTCCTCCTCGCGAACCTGCCCGTTCAATGCGCCGATGAAGCGTATCGCAGCGCCGTTCTTGATGGCCTGCTCCTGAGCCTGCTCCTGAGCCTGAATCAGCTTGAGCGTGGAGTCCATCGTGTTGCCCTCGCCGAAGAAGTCGGAACGGTACTGGAAGCGCGTGATAACGCATGTTTTAACGGCTTCGATTGCAAGGGTCTCGCCGTTGCCTAGCGCGAACCTGAACCACGGATCGCCGTGGAAGTCCACAACCTCTACGTACTCGGGCTTCAACGGATAGATTCCCGTAACGATGTCCGTCCCCTGCTTGTAGGCAGGAACGATGAACAGGTTGGTATCGTTGAAGTAGATGGTCGCGCACCTAGCTAGGAACTTCGGCCACGTCATGAACTGCGATGGCGAGGTCTCGAAAGCACGTGCGATTCTCGGACGTGCGGTGCCGATGACCTCTGGCTCTAGCTTCGAGCAGGCAACCGCTATGCGCTCGATGACCGAGCGAATGAGCTGCTGCTGGTACATGTCGCCGTTCCACGCATCGAATACTGGTTGGTATTCCGTGACGGTCTTGAACGCCGATGCTGGCCGAACGTCCTTGTTTTTCCTGCTGCCAAACAGCTTGTCTAGTATGCCCATGTTACGAACGTAGCAAAAAGTGTTACGATTGCACAGGTGACAATTTTGTCCTTGGAGGGGCATGGGAAAGACAACAGCGGAAAAGTACCTGCAAGACGTTAGAACCGGAAAAATCGTTGCCTGCAAGCGCGTCAAGCAACTCGCGGAAATGATGGTTCCACGATTCGAGAGCGGGTACAAGAAATGGCACTACGACCGAGAGAAGGCACGTAGACCAGTAAAGTTCATCGAGTCGTTCTGCTGCCTGCCGTCTGGCAAGCTGGGCGTGAAGTTCAAGCTGGAACCATACGAGAAGACGATGATAGAGATAGCGTTCGGCTTCGTCGACATGCGCGGTATCAGGCAGTTTCAGGAAGTGTTCGTGGTCTTGGCACGAAAGAACGGCAAGACGAGTATCGGAGCTGCACTTGAGCTGTACATGCTCGTTGCAGACGGAGAGGGCGCACCGCAAATCTACAACGTTGCGACATCGAAAGACCAAGCATCCCTCGCGTATGGAGCCGCGTTGAAGATGCTGCGTCAATCGCCAGAGCTTTCGAAAAGGCTCGTGAAGGGAACAGTGCCAGAGCGAGACCAAGACGGGATAAAGTTCGAGCAGAACTTCGGCTACATCACCCCGCTCACGAACCAGACGCGCCACCTCGACGGCCTTGACGTGCATTTCTGCCTGTTCGACGAAATGGCGGCTTCGACCAATAGAGATCAGTATGATCTAATCAAGCAGGGCATGAGCAGTAGGTCTCAGCCCATGCTGTGGGCGATCTCCACCAATGGCTTCGAGCGCGAGAACCTGTTCGACGACCAATACGACTATGCCTGCGGAATACTCGACGGGGATATAAAAGACGACCGCATGTTGCCGATAATCTACGAGCTGGACAGCCGCGAGGAATGGCTCGACGATTCGTGCTGGATTAAGGCGAACCCCGGACTCGGCACGGTCAAGAACTGGGACGCGCTTAAAGACAACGTGAACAAGGGTATGCAAGACCCGTCTTTCCTCCCCACGCTCATGACCAAGGACTTCAACATGCCCGAATCGCGTGCAGCCGCATGGCTCACGTTCGACGAGGCCGTGAACAAGGAGCCTATGCCAGAGCTGCCAGAATCGGGCAAGTACTCCGATTTGGGTTTCAGGTACGGCATAGCTGGTTTCGACGCATCAGACACCACCGACCTCTCCGCTGGGAAGATACTGATGATGCGCGAGAACGACCCGAAGATATACGAGCTTTCGATGTACTGGCTACCAGAGGACGCGCTGAACAAGGGCGATGGGTACCGCAGGGAGAGAGACGATGTTCCCTACCGCCAGTGGGAAGAACGCGGCCTGTTGCGCACAGTAGAAGGAAACACCGTCCCCAAGCGCGTGTTCGTGGATTGGCTCGAAGAGGTGAAGCAGAACTACGACGTGTACACGTTCGCAATAGGATACG